TAGGTGCATTTACATCTTTATTAAATACCCATTCATCAGTAGAAGCATCATAGTATATCTTTGCATTAGCTCCTGCAAGTGTAATACCTCCACCATCAACTGAGGCAGAGTCAGGAGCGCTATCTCCTATAATAATATTAATGTCATTGATAGTAAGTTCTGTTGAATTTAATGTTGTAGTTGTACCATCAACAAATAAATTCCCGCCAACGTTTAGATTTCCATCTAATATAGAGTTACCTGTAACATCTAAATTACCACCTAAAGTTGTGTTTCCAGTAACGCCTAAGTCACCACTTAAAGTAGAATTTCCAGTTACGCCTAAAGCCCCGTCAGCTTGGACGTCATTAAATGTAACATTACTAGTTGTTTCAACTTCTTGACCAATACTAATAGCATTTTTATCGGTTCCACTATCTAACTCAATAGTGACACCAGTGCCAGCCTGGATTCCTCTTAAATTATATAGTCTTTCTAAACTTCCATACAAATCGTCAATAGACAATTTATGCAATGGCTCATCTTGTTGAGCTGTGACATCAAATAAAATGAGTAAATCACTTGAATCTACTGAATCCTGTAATAATGGATCTAAACTACTGACTCTTGGCATTACTATACCTCTATAAAACGTTTTTTTATTATTTATAAGTTTTTTAAAACCAACGAGATTGATATAGAAGTTTATTTCCAGAATAATGATTCATGTGGCTTGTTTAGAGATGTAGTAAAATGTACTAATTTAATGCTATCATTAAATTGATTATTAGTCATAATATTTGAATCAAATTTTGCTTTATATTGATTTGCTATAAAATCATTTTTTGATTCGGTGTTTGTCCATCTAGTTACCCATTTTTCAGGCACTAATTTTAACGTCAAATTTTGTTCTACATGTTCTTCTACAAAAAATTGTTCACCATTTACTGGTCCAATTGTCAATCCGCTTTTTATATAATGAGACATCCAATGTTTTGGATTTTTCATAAAAATATCATATATGTAATTACAGTCTTTAGGATAATATTTTTGAAATCCTCCATTTATTTTCCAATTAGGATAATTATGATTCCACCATTGAGGGATTCCTAAAAATTCACCTCTTTTAATTGGAAAATCAAATAATTTTTTGTAATCACCAATCAATAAAACATCTATATCTAATACAACAATAGGCTCATCAGTATTGAGAGCCATGCATTGCATTTTATTCCACTGTAAAGCTATAGATTTTTCATATGATTCTCGAATCCATACGACTTCATAATCTTTTAACTTTTCATTAATATAATCTTCATATTCTGGCCCGTACTTGTTTCCAATGCGTAGGCAATATATTTTCATGATTTAAAAAGTTCTTCCTTCATATTTAACTTCTGGCCAAATAAGTTCAAATTTCTTATTGATGGCATGAATCATTTTATGGCTTGGATCTATTGCGTCATCTGGAAGTCTACCGTGCCATTCATCAGTAAGTGATTCATAGTTAATATTTTTAGATTTCACTAAGAAACTAAACATGGTTTCATTATCAAAAGCAAATCTACTAAAAATTGCTTCTGGGAACATTGTGATTTCCTGTTCTTGTAAAGCTTTTAATTTATAAATTAATGTTTCAAATTCACCATTCCAATCCATAGATTGTATAGCTTCAGACCCACCAATAACTGTGCCGGTATTAATCACATCATTTTCAGGATGATATCCTTCTTCTAATAAAAGAGCATAACAATTCCAATATTTTACGGCTGGATTTCTATCACAACTATTGTATTTTGTTAAGTCTGTTTTCTTCCCCCACTCGGCTAACTCATTATTATTTTTTGCATATAATTTATTCATATCAAGAACTTCAAAAATATCTTCATTTGTTCTTGGTATGACATCAATATCCATATAAAATACAGCGTCATACTCATATGATAATTTTTGAAGTAAATGATTTTTATAGTAATTCACAATATGATACATTGGAAGATTTTCATACACTTCTTTGCAGTAAACATAATAATCTATAAATTCTTTATCAAAAACATATAGTTTGTAATCTGCATCGATCTCATCGGCATATGCTTTTTGTGTCCACATTAAATGATTTTTAAATGCTGCAAATTTATCTTTGGTTTCTTCAGCACGTCCAACTCTCCAGGGATTTTTTCCTGAATGCCTTGAATATCCGGCTTCATTTAACAATGCTTCTGGAATATCAATGTAAATAGAAAATATAATCTTTTTCATAACTTAACCTTTTTTTCCTATTACAAAAAATTGTTTATAGTTTCTAAAACCTAAATCATCTTCAAAATCAAAAACCTGTTCATGTTTAAAGTGTACTTCAGTAATTCCAGATTGCTTTATTAAATCTCTAGTAGATTCTACTTTATTAATATGACCTCTTTTTGTTAGATTATTTCCACTTAAAACTACATAAGAATTATTTGGTATAACTTCTTTCATTGGAAAAGAATGTTCACAACTCGTATTAATGTATACGTCAGCTGGGTGAAACATATCATTATCAAATGTAACATCCAAATTGTGATGGCTATAATTTATAGTAGAAGTTAAATCTTCATTTCTATAATACTTATTGATTCTCCAAGCTAATTTTTCGGTCACTGGACACATATCATATGTTCTTACTTTATGCGCACCTTTTTCAAAACACATTGGAACAGAGTAAAATCCAACACCAGAATTTAAAATATTGACATCTTTTCCTATAAGGTCAATTTTATCAGCCCACCAATGTTGAATAATAAATTCAGTTTTACTCATTTGTTCAAATAAATTATCATAATAATTATCCCAATCACTAAGTTCTTTTGTTTCTCTTAGCAATACGGTAAAACGATCTACATCTGATTTTTCAATTTGATACATTTTGCTTCTTCTCTGATAAAGAAATGCCTTCTAGCATATTAATAATTCCACGTTTATCATTTTCTTTTAATGCACGCTCAGTTGTAACAATACCTTCATCATAGTATTGAAAATGATTTCTTCTACTTTCTATACTATATGGCCCAAACTGATGAAACATAAAAGTATCCATAGATGGGTATGTATAAAAGCACTTATCTAAATTACTATTTACAAAGTTATATATGGGTTTATTTTGACCTTGTTTCCAACGTAAAACAGAACTATTAAATAAAGGACATCTTGTTATATGATATTGTCTTTTCCATTCATAGCCATTTTCATAATAAGGATGATCCCACCAATAATTCCAAACAATATAAGGTTTATCGTCATTTAATTCTTCAAAAAAATACGCTAAATCACCTTCAATATTTGTATCTAAATCAAGATACAATATGGTGTCATTTTCATTGAATTTTTTGTCTTCATTAAATAAAGTTATTTTTCTATAATGAGGAATTCCTCCAAAATCATCTCTATGATATCCGTTTTGAACCATATCATATCTTTCATTTGGATCCGTAGATGCTCTATAATGTTTTAGTTTAAATGCTTCCCATGTTTCATCAAATTCTGTAAAACACTCGAAATCAAAATCAACTGAACAGTTTTTCTTAACTTTTTTGTATAATTCATTTACATACCCATCATCGTATAGTGTACCCCATTTTGCACAAATGATTTTATTTTTGGATTTCATACCAAGTGTCTTTCTTATATAACTAAACAATTACTTCATCCTTTAAACCAATTGGTTCACCAGCTAAATTTTGAATTAAAGCATTTGTGTTTTTATAATACCAATCTACAGCTTCAACTGGTAAATAGTTAAAGTAATCTTTTACACCAAATCTATACCAAACATACGCATCTACTCTACGATATGTAAAAAATACTTGATCAGGCTTTTTTTCTATTAAATTAGTAATTGGTTTTATTTGGCCTTTTTTCCAAACAAGAACTGACGTATTAATAGGAGTAATATTTTGATTTTTATAATCCTGAATTAATTTCCATTTTTCCATATCATAATCGTACTGAACCCACGGCTTATCAAAATTTAACTCTGTAAAATATTTTAAATCACCGTTAATAATCATGTCAATATCTAAGTACATAAAAACATCATCATCATCAAATTTTACATCTTGTGTCCAAGGATAGATTTTTTTATATAATGGTAAACCACCTAAATCATAATTCCAATAGCCATTTACTAATTTTGGACCTTGAACAACTTCAGGCTTACCTGTTCCTCTAAAATATTTTTTACTATATTTGTCCCATCCTGTTTCATAATCTCTCAAAACAGTTAAGTTCCAATCTACAGTCGTATGTTTTCCAATACTTTCTTTTAGAGTATCAATGTACTTTTCATCATACATATCTCCCCATTTATGAACAATAATTTGTAACATATCACCACTTCACAATGTAATAATTTTCATTTAGTTTTTCTATAAGAGGACTAAAACCTTGCAATAGCATAATCAACTCATCCATTGTATATGTATGATATTTATCACTAATTCCATCTTTATAATTCTCATCATAAAACACAAAAAAGGCGTGTTTAGCATCCATTTTTATGTAATGATCTAGTAGCTTTGATAGCCCAATATAATTCGGTGTTCCAAATAAGCTAACTAATATATCACACTTTTCATTAATGTACATATTGCAATCAGCTTGTTTAAAAGTATATTCGGGGAATTTTTGCTTAGCGTTTTCTAACATTCCTTCAGATATATCATATCCAATAAATGTTTTTGGATCTGGTTTTCCTAAAATGTCAATGTCTTGCCCAGAACCAACACCAAGAGATACAATCTTGCCAACCTCACCATTTTTCATCCAAAATTTATGAGCGTCATACTCATCTTTCATATAATGATTATTTTCCCATCCACCATGAACATATTTCTGTTCGTACCATTCAGCAGCTGCATTATATTTTTCTCTTAATAATTCACTCATAGCGTCACTTTCTTGTTTACAAAAATCATAAATGTGGTATAATATTATAGTTATCTATAATGGAAGCTGGAATACTACCAACCAATCGCACCATGCTTCATAACAGCATCTTTTGCCATTTCATCTAAAGTAGTGCCTTTTTCATTATCTAATTGATCATACGCATATTCTATTTCTCTACAGCCCATACAATCTCCACACGGTTCTGTAGCATGAGTATTGCATGATATAGTGTAATCATAAATCCAATCAAACTTGTTTCTTCTACCTAAATCTACTACATGATATTTTTCTAAATGTTCAAAAGGATTTTTTAAAAAATTATCATTTGTTAACCAAGGGCGTTTTGACATGCCTTTTTGTGTTGGATCCCACCTAGGAAACCATTGTGGATGTGGTGGTAAAATATTTCCACAATAAAGTTCTTCACAATCAGTAGTGTCTCTTATTTCTTGAAAAGCTAAACATAAGCGAGGGTAATGCGCGCTCATTGGCCAATCCCAACGAGTTTTACCAACAATTTCTAATTCTAAATTTACTTCTAACTTTTTTAAAATTTCATCAATAAGAGGCTTACTCGGATCATAGCTTGTTTGAACATTAAAAATTCTAATATCAATGTCGTTTTTAAAATTGTCCCAAAGCAATTTAAAAATTGTAGTGCTGTCTACGCCTGAAGACATTAATACACCGATTTTTTTCTTTGGATTTAAGTTTATAATTCTTTCGTCCCATTCTGGCCCAGTTATAAATTTCATAACGTTATCCATCCTCCATTATTTACAACCTCGGAATTTAATTTATCTATGACAAAATCTGGATCTTCAAAAAATCGAAGTTTTTCCATAGGATCTTCCCATATTAATGTTTCCTTAGTATTTTCACTATCTACAAAAATTTCATCATAAGAAGTTTTTAATACCTCATCTGCAAAAGATTCAACATTGTTAATATTATTTTTAAAGCTTTTTATTGTTTTAAGCATTTCGTTAATATAAAAAACAGCTTGTTTATTTGATATTTTAGGCATGTTTTCAAAATGATTTTTAACACTTTCTCTTGTAGATTCGCCTTCTGAAATATTCCACCAAGAAATTCCAGATTTTATAATTTCATTTTTATTTTTTGAAGTAATATTTTCATAATGGTTTTTAGCTAAAGGTAAAGCCAATGATGTATAATGAGAAAGATAATCTTTTCTAGGATATAAAATTATAAGTTGACAATTTTTCCAAAAATTAAAATTATGCTTTTTTTGCCATTCCATATAATGATGATCAAGCATAACTTTGGCTAAAACAAATTTTTCTTTTGATTGAGAATTTTCTATAAATTCTTTTTGAAAATCATCAGGCCAAAATACAAATTCACCATAATTTTTATCAAAACTACTAAAATTTTCAAAATGTTTTTTAATAGATTGATTTAAGTATGTAGAAGCTGTTCTAGGCACCGTTGCTATAAAAGTATTTTTTAATTTTAGACTTGATATATCAATCATATTTTTTTTCCAATAACCATGTAAGTATTTTTATGATTTATATCAGCTGTGCCGCTGTAAACAACTTCCATTGGAGGAAGTGTTTTTATAAAATCATATATTGTGTCTTGAATATTTATATTGCCTCTTTTCTTTTCATTTGTTCCTTGAAAAGCCATTAGAGTTCCAGGTTTATAAACATCTGCACAAAATTTCATATCATACATAAGTTCACACGATGTGTTTATTAATAGATCTACTTCGTGTCTTATCCATTCTTTATCTAAAACAACATCTAATACTATTTGTTCTACGTTTTTAAAATCTTGTAAAAGTTTCCAATTAATACTTTGAACTGCAGGATCATAATCATATAATATTATATCACTATATTTTTTAAATAAAAATGATTCATAAAAAAAGAATCCAGATGCGTAAAAATTTACACTTTTTACGTCTTTATCAAATTTGGACAGCTCATTATATAACCATATATTTTTTTGTAAGACTTCTTTTTTCAAACAAGAATAAAAATTATCTTTATGCCAGGGGTATTCTTTATCAATTGAATAAAGTGCATCTATTAATGGCTGAGCTGGAAAATCGTTTAAGTTAAACATATCTTATTTTTTTCATCCATATTTAATCCAGCTAACGTGTGAATAATTGTATTATCATTAAAAGAATTTTTATCAGATGCTACTATTCCTCTATCAAATGTATTAAAAAAATTTCTATTATATTCGTCATACGCATGTGGACCAAATCTATGAAATAACCAATTGTCGTTTATCCCATATTGAAAAAAATTAGCGTAAGAGTTTTTCATCATTTGATTAAATATTCTTCTACACTGACCGGGTTTCCATAATAATACTGAACTATTATAATATGGGCAACTTCTTAAATTATAAAGCCTATTCCATTTCATATTTTCGTTAAACTGCCAACTTCTTGCAATCCAAGGTTTGTTTAATTCTAAATCAAAGAAATATGCTAAATCTTTTTTAATTATTGTATCTAAATCTAAATACAAGATGGTGTCATCTTCTGCGCAATATTCAATATCTTTTAAAAACATTATATATTTTCTAAAATGTGCAAAACCGCCTGCATCTTCTCTAATATATTCTTGAAGTGGATTATCAGTTATTGAAGATTCGGGATCCTGTGTTCCTCTAAATACATCTTTTTGTATTTTTTCTAGTTCTTTAAACGCGGCAGAAATATGGACATGATCCATTGTAATAAAATCAAAATCTACTGAACAATTATTTTTTACTTGATCATATAGAGCTTCTACATGTTCATTGGTGTAACGAGTACCCCATTTTAAATAAACAATTTTATTTGCCATGATTTATTTCAATGTTAGTGCCAAAATATGAATTAATTCTAATGCATCATTACTTTTTTTAATTTTATTGATTTTTGTTTTTGAAAGAGAAAGAATATTTTCAAGCCTAAACATGTCTGCTTTTATTTTAAAAATAAAATCTTCATCAAACCTTTTTTCTAAAAAATTAAAGCAGTCAAACGGCAATCCATTTGATTCTTTTTCTATCACTTTAATTTGAGGTTTTTCTTTTTTCTTTGAAGCTTCTCTTATTTTTTTATAAGTTCTCATTTCTATATCTTCTAAACTATATTCTTCCAATAAGTCTAGAAAATCCTGTGAACTATAATCTACTTCAAGAGCATAAGAAATTATATCATCGTTTTCTTTATATAAAACTTCAATAATTGTATTTTGTCTATCAAAAAATTTTACGTCAATAATTTTGTCGCTAAAAATAGCCATAATAATTTACACTTTGTTAATTTTTAAATAATAAATCTCGTTTATAATTGGAGAGCCACTTGGCACCCTTTGGTAGCCAAATTCATAATCATAATCTGTTACTACATACTCACCCTCACGAATAATTGAATTATCTGAATCCAATATAGTATCTATCATTGCTGTACCGCGGTTATTTCCACTATCATATGAATATCTAATTTTACAATCATCAGAATGAACAGCGGCCCACTGCATATAGGTTTGTAGAAGAGCATCATTATCACTGTCATTCATTTGTCTAATGTTATAATCGCTATCAATTAATAAGAAATTTGGTGATGATACATTAGTTTCTCTTTTTAATTTATGTAAGTAATAACTATTAACAGTTATAAATTGATCTTGTTCCTCACTCAAAGGCCCGGAAGAAAACGCATCAGCATCGGCTAAAGTATCAACAAAAACTGGAATAGATGAAACTAAATCTGCATTTTCTACTAAATTAGTAGAAGCAATAAAGTATGTTCCGCCTTGAGATTTAGTAAGGCTTGAAGATGTTAAAGTATCAACTGCTGGTGAAATAAATGTATCAACAAAATCAGAATCATTCATTGATTTGATGTCACCACTATCTGTATAGTAAACTGGATACGCTCTATTATCAGTATCTAAATACTGTGTTACAGCGCTGTCTACAGATTGGTTGATTCTTGAAAAATTAATAGTATTAAATGAAAGCTCAGTAACACCACCAGTTTCAACATTAGGGCCTGCTATTGTTCTTTTATCTGAAATATTTCCAAGATTACCTCCTGAACCAACTACAGATAAAGTAACAGAAGGATTTTCTGCAAACAAAGATATCATTCGAGATTGGATTTCTCCAATCTCTTCATCGCTCATTTCTTGTAAATCTGAGCCATTTATCTTTAGTGGTCTGCGAACTGCCATGATATTTATGACCCAGCTGAATCAAAGCCATAGATTTCTTTTACTATAGTTCCGGCTGAATTTATAATTCTCAAAGATGAAGTTCTAACTTCAGTTCCAACGGCATTATTATAAACCCAATTTATAGCCTCTACTAAATCAGAATCTTGATCAGTAGGAACAATAAGGTTATCTAAATCACCGACGTTAGTAGATAAAATGTTAATTTTTTCTCTTTGAGCGTCAAATGTGTCGCTTAAATCTACGTAAATTTTTCTACCCATTAGATTTCCATCTTCTTAATAATTACTTCCAACAAGTTCTTTATTTCACCCATATCATTTTTTAGTTTTTTAATTTCTTCTTGTTGAGTTTTTCTACTTTCTTTATTTTTTCTTAACTGTTCAAAATTAGTATTAACATTAAGAATAGCGCCTGTTTTTTTATCTTTAACTAAATCTGAATGGCCATCAATACTAATATATCTCATTACACACCTAAAGCAATAATACGTAAATCTTTAATAGTTGGTACTTTTGAAGAATTTGAAGATTTAAACACAATTTTAATTTGGAATGTATTAAATGCGTTCAAGCCTCCACCTTGTCCACCTATCAAATATCTATAATCTCTAAAAATATTTCTATTTTCATCGCTTGGCACATTGCTTTCTTTTTCTGCTAACACCCAAGATACGTCGTTAATATTTTGATCATCAGATAGAGTTTTATAGTAAACATCAAAAGACGATGTAGAAGGTCTATTAGCACCAATTAAAACTTTTAAGCCAACAGCATCATTAACTAAAGTTACTGGCTTAGTAATGTGTTTGGATAGGTGCGAACCTTGATTAGGATTAGTTTCGTCAATATAATCAATTGGAACATTAAAGCCAGTGGCCGATGTTTCTGCTTGGTTATCAATTCTATTGTTAATTAGTGCAAGAGAAGCTCTCTGTAAGTCCAAAACTGGTGAAACATATGAATTTTCAGTTGTCATATCAACATACATCTTAGCAGTAGAAGTACCTAAAGCTGTCTCTTTTGCAGCATTAGCAATAACTTTTGGTCTTGGGAAATAATTTGCTTCCTTATTGCTCAAAGTAGTTAAAATAGTATCTTCTAAATATGGTGTTTCCGCTCCTGCTAAAGATTTACCAGTATGAAACTTACCATTCATCAATAAACTTGTTTTATTAGGAGTTATAGTCTGAATATATGGATATAACACATCAATTGTTGCGTTTTCAGTTGCTAAAACATCGTTTCCACCACCGCTTGCAGTTTCTGTAGCATTCGCGCTGTGATTAAATGCATATCCAAATCCATCAACTTTAGTAATTGTTTTGGTTCCGTTTAATGCTGTAGCTAAAATTCCTCCAACTGTAGCATCAATACCGGAAATTGTAACTGTATCACCAACAACAAACCCGTGATCTTTGTGTGCTATTTTTATTTCTTGTGATCCAGAAGTTGTAGTCACAGGATTTGCATCTAATAGTTTACTAGGTAAAGTGTTATTTCTTAAATAAGCTTGTCCATCTGTAGTAGTATCAAAATCAGCTCTAAATAATTCAAACATTAAATCTTCATCTTGTGCTGGTGTCCAGGTTGAAGCATTTTGAGATTTAAAGAATGAACCTAAGAAAGGCTGTTTAGTAATTCTTTTCTCTGTTGAATTTAAGATAAACTCGCCCATTTTAGAAATAAACACATTATAGTCAGTGCTATCTGATAAAATGACCAATGCATATTCAGTATTAGGATTTAAGAAAATTGGCTCATCAAATTCAAAAGTAGTTGCAACTGAAGCATCAGTTGATGTGCTTACTTGACTTGGATTTAATATCTTATTTGAGCCAGGTATAACTTCATCTGAAGATGGCGCACCATTAACCATAGGTCTTAACTGTACCCAAACCGGCATTGTGTCAGATTTTGATTGGAAATATAAATTTAACTTTGTTACAAATAAACCATCTTCTTCATGAACATAAAAAGACTGGGCTAAAGGATCGGTTCTTCTTCTTGTAGGAACTCTAGGCGGTCTAGGTGGTTGCGGTCTACGAGTTGAAACAATAGTTCTTTGTCTAGTTTCAATTGTACCTTCAGCGGTATAAACTGCAGTAGCTACGGTTGTAGAATCGTCGGGATTATAAGCTGTTACATCTAATAAAGTAAACTCTCTTGCGCCTGTTCTAAATCTAATTGAATCAGTGTTAGGTATAAAGAAAGAACCTGAAACTCTTCCAGCAGCATCTGCGATAAGAGTTGTTGATCCACTTGGATGTTCTGTAGCTCTATTTTGAGTATCGCCAAATTCAGTTCTAGATGCATTTACTCTCTGGAAAGCTTCACTTCTACACCAACTAGAAACATCTACTTCATCAAAGAAAGGAATAACTCTTGTGTTTGGTCTTAAACCATATGCATCAAAGTATACTTTTCTAGAACGCATAAATGGAACAATTGCAACGTCAATGATTCTATCATCTACAATTTGTCTAATTGTTTCATTTGTTACAACACGAGAAACTGTTGCGCCAGTATTTCTATCAACGCCGTTCCAATTCCATTCAATAGCTTCTCTTAGTAATTCTTGATTTGTATCTAGCCTTGTGCCACCTTGAATTACTCTATCTGCTGCTCTACGGGTATCTCTCCATTCATCAGATGATGGAGATAATTCAACTGTTCCATTGAATTGAATCATAGCGAACGGATTAACATTTTCTGTCGTTGAAACTTGATCTTGTAAAATATAAGATTCTTCTTCATATTTGACGTAAATATTATCGCCTTTTATAACAGTATTAGTAGATAAATCTGAGTCATAAACTAGACCTACATTTTTCTCAACAAATGCTGGATTCAAAGTTTTCTTTTGAGGGTTAATTGAAGCTCTATATTCAACATTTCCTGTAAGAGAATGATAGTGATCTACAAAATTATCTACTAAGAAACCAGACTTAGTTCTATTATTTCCGGCTGAATCTAAAACTTCTAAGCTATTTGTATCTAATTCTAATAAAGTTAATGATGTAACTTCTTCAAGTCTATCAACTCTTTTTTCAATTTTACCAATATCGGCCATTGTATAGCCTTTGGTTTCAATAAATTGATAGTTCATATCAGTTTCATCATCTGTATATGGATTCATTTTAACTCTGTAAAGCTCTAATGAATTTTCAGGAACATCTTTAAATTTTGGATCTAATGATGAAACGCCTTCTAGTACAGAAATTGTGCCTAACTCGTTTACAACAATTTTGTCATATCTGGGCAAGTAATAAGTCACATCGGCAGTAATTAAATCAGTTGTTTGAAGAAGTTCATTGACTCTAGCTGTAGAACCTGTAAATGTTCCAGCTGAATTAATAGTAGGTCTAAAGTCAAAATAATTTCTTAAATCAATTACTGTGCCATCTTTAAGAGTATGAGTAGGAACATTTGCGTAAGATGTGTTGGCATAAGAGTTTACGTTAAAGAAATCACCAGACACACCATGTGTAAAGTGGTTTACTTTATAAGCCACGTTTCCAGCAACACTTTGACCGGATTTAAGAACTAATCTACCAATTCCATAATATGCGTCTGTTTGACCACCGTCTAATGTAAATTTATGAGAAATGTCAGGGCCATTTGATGAATCTTCTCTAATATATTCATAGTCATAAACATCAACAAGTCCTAAATCCACATATTGAATACCACTACCATCTGAATCAATTGTTTTAAGCGCTGTAGTTTCTTCTGGTGTTTTAGTTCTAAAGCTCGCTGAACCTTTATTAACATATGCCAAAAACTCTAACTGTGAGTTAGGTGTTGCATCTGTTACAGTAGCGGATGTTGTGCCCGATCCAGTAATAGTTGGACTTATAATTTCTCCAGAAGAATCTACTGCAACAATCCAATCGTTGGTATTTGAAAATGTTTCTCCAAGAGACGATAGAGATAAACCAACTTGACCGGCAGAATCAGTTGAAGCAATAAATTTTCTTTGCACTTGAAATGAGACATCATTAATATTTGAAGGTCTAACTTCTGGTAATTCAAACAGTAAAGAATTTTTATCTGGTTCATTAAGTACTGCAATTCCATTTTCAAGAACTAATGTAGCGTTATCTGTAGCAGATTTACCAATAGATCTAATGTCTCTTATATAATATCCAGTAGACATTTCTATTTTGAATAGATAAATTTTATGTGTACCATCAGTATTTGCTTCAACAGCTCTAACTCTAGCTGTACCAATTGTTGTACCAGAATTAAAAGTAGCATTATCTTTTAAATCTAATTCATCATTAATGTTAAAATTGGGAATACCTAATAAATTTTCTACTGTTACATAATTTCCGTACTCAACAGAAATAACTTCATTTTCAATTGTTAAAGTATCTCTAGCTCTATTTACGGCTATTGTAGATTGAATATCACGATGAGCTCTATAACCATTTACATATGCTGTTCCTTCACTAACTTTTAATTTTAGTAAAGTTGGATCAGTTTCATCTGAATCATAAGAAATTTTAAAGGGTTTTACTAAATAGTTGCCTGATTCTTCTTTAGTTCTTAGTGCTAATAAATCATTAATCTTATTGTATTGGTCAAATCCAGTAGAAGCTTCAAGAACTTCAGAATTTCTAATTTTTGCTAAATAAACAAATGTTTCATCTGAATCAATTAAGTCTTTAGTTGTAAGAACTAATTTAATTCTATAACGATCAGCACCAGGAGCAGTAGTGTTTGGAAGAGCACCTGAATTGTCATACAAAGATTCATCGTCATCTACTGTAACAATGTCTTGAACTACTTTAAAACCAACTTCAACTGTTACTGAGGGAGAATACTTAGCTAAAATAATAGATTGTTGTTCAGCTTGGACAAAAAACCCATTTACAAAATAAAATCCTTGACCTACAGAAAATCTTACTGACTTACCTACTGCTGGATTTAAAGCTGTATTAGTTGTTTGTACTGTTAATACAGTACCAGTATTAATACCAACTAAATCTTCGCCCGGAGTTAATCTAATTGGAGCTGTGGACGTTGTGCCATTTAATGTATTAGTATAAGAAACATATAAAGTGGCTGGATCAGTTAAAGTAGCAGCTTTCTTTTCAATAACTTTGACTCTTACACCAGATGTTTGACCTAAGAATGTTTCTTCATCAATAGAATTGTCTGTTGGCAATGTGTACGCTGACGTGTCAAGTTTAACAAATTCGTATGAATCATTTAAAGATAGTCCACCTGGAATTACAGTAGCACCCTCTTTAAAAATGTTTCTTCCGAATCTTTCAATTTGTTTTTGAATAATTGTTTGTAGTTGTGTTAATTCACGCGCTTGTAAAGCTTTACCTTTATTAAAAAGAATACGATGAAAGTTGTCGCTATCAGCGTAATCATCTCTATAACGAGTTTCAAAAATATTTTCAGTGTACGTAATTGTCATTTTTTATCTACTCTTATAATTGAAGAATAATTTTAATATCTTCTGTTTGATTTGCTGTTCTAGCTACAGCAGTTCTATTATCAATATAAAGAACTTCCCCGGAGAAAGGATCTACTTCAGAACTATCTATTAATTGTGAAATGATTCCATTTCCTGTGCCATCTGATTCTGTTAATGTTTCACCAACAACAAAGGAACCATATCCAGTATCATCATTTTGGTGATAATAAATAATATCTGAATCAACTTCATCGATGAAAGCTTTTGTTCCGGATGTGCTACCAACAATGACATTATCAGAATTAAATGCTAAAGTGATTGGAGACATTTTCATAGATTTTAAAGCATTAGCTGTTTCTGAAGTTAAGTCAGAATCAGAACCATTTCCTTTCTTAGGATTTTTAATAATACCTATCTGTCTAAAATCTTGTAAGATAATAAAATCATCTAAGCTTCCTTGTGTTTTTGCATGAAGCATAAGGCCACTAGCTTTTAAATCTGATCTTGCATCAAAGCCTAAACCATTGTGATCTGTTAAAACTGCTCTTGCTGTTGCACCAGTACCACCTCCACCAGAAATACTAACTTCAGCATAATCGAATCCAGTTGGATATGATAGAGTTGAAGAATCATTATCGAATTCAATTTTAGACACTGTATTAGTAGAAGAGTCAATGAAAGCGGTGATGCTATAATCACTATCCGCACTATTTCCAGTAATTGTTACAGTTGGCTTTGATGTATATCCACTGCCTCCATCCGTAACAACAATAGAAGTAATCATTCCACCAACAGCCGTGTCTTGAATTTCTTTATGCTTTATTTGAATACCAGTGGCATCAGAATCCAATTCTCCAACAATTTTACTGACGGGCATATAATTTGCAGATAAGAAGTAATTTGCTTCTAAAGCAGAAATTGTATATAAAAATTTCCATACATATCCATCTGCAGTTTCAAAGGCATGATTATTTGATCCTGTTGGCTCTACAGTAGAAGGAACAGCTGATCCTGTAGTATCTCTACCAGTTCTTAAACAAACATAAACGTGATGATTTTGATTTAAAACATAATAGTTCGGAGAAGGATGACCTGCTTGAGTATCATCATATTGAGCATAAGTTGTTCCAGTTGTCCAATTTACTCTTGCTACTGAAAATGAAGTTGATAAGATTTTCTTAACAGATTGTAAACTTTGTCTAAATTCACGAATATCTTTCATAGTGTTAGTTGGAGTGATGGGATTGTCAGCGCTGTCCCAATACTCAGATCTGCCTACACCAATGTAGTATCTATCACTTGAGTCGTTGATACCATCTATGATATCTTGAACGATACTCTTCTTAAAAAAATCAGTTATTACGGCTGCCATTCTGTTTGTCCTATTAAAACTGTAGTGCTTATCATAATTTATTTTTATTATTTATAAGGTTTATGCTGCATAATGCTCATAAGTGGCTTCCATAGCATCAAAGATGCTGCTAAATGTTGAATTAGCACTATCTATTGTTAAAGATTGATAATCTCTAATTTGTACGTTTGGTTCAAGTCTAACAGTATATATTGTTTGGCTTGAATCTGCGTTTCTATCAGTATATGAAGAATCTGTTTCAATTAAACCATTGAGTTGATGCCAGATATATTGTTGAGGATTTCCTGATTCACCAGTAATATATTCAGTAGCACCCATAGTTTGAATTAGAGTTGTGTCATTGTCTACAACTAAAGTACTTAATAAGTCTATAGTTGATTCATATGTTACTTCACCAGCAGCAGAATCTAAAATAACATTCGGCGCAGTTAAAGTATTTGTTTGAGCTGTTAAAACTAAAACTTCTGCACCCAAATAAAACCCTGCAGGGTGAACAAATTTTCGATATAGATTTTCCCAAGTAGCAATTGAGATTGGTGCTTTTACAAGAACTGATAGAACTTGATAAAGTGCACCATCTTGTAAAACGGCTAAGCTGTCTATACCTAGTTCAGTTTCCCCGACAATAAACAAATTTTCTTTAGGATAATTGATCTCAACATCTTCACCAAAGAAAGTTCTAAAAAATCTTTCGGTTGAGAATTTAGTTCCTTTAACTCTAAAGAAATCAGCAAATTCTCTAATAACTTCTCTTGGACTTACAAATTGATTTTGTGAAACGCCTAAAGCTATTTCTCTAAACATTAAATCTAATTGCTGTAATGTATTAGCTTCAACGTCTCTAATAATTTGTAAATCATTAATTAGATCGCCAATATTTGTATCACTGTCTAAATTTTCATAATATGCATCAAGGAATGTAATTAGTGTAGGATACTCAGTTGTAAAGTATTCTGGCAAAATTTCTTTTACCAGACTTTGCTTTACTGAAATAGGTAAACGATTGAGATCCTTCAAAGTTTGCATTATAATGTTACTCTCGTATTCTGATCATCTGTTAGCGCGATTGATTTTGTTTTTTGTGGATCAAGTTTAAGAATGTAATTTCTTAAAGGTCTAACAACTGCAGGATTGTTTGGTGTTACAGTAAATTTTATAAATGAATTACCACTTTGAACAGAACTTGCTGCAAAGTTATTTAAACTTACTACGCCAGTTGTTGTGTTATACGATCCAATATTGTTTTGAACAATTTCTGCTGATGTAGCATTTACTACTTCTATTTGAGTTGTTCCTAATTTATTTCTAGCATATACTAAAACGCCGTTTGGGTTATAATAGTTTTCTGAAATAACTCTATGAAATTCGTCATCAGGAGAAGCAATAGCAACTGGGAAATTTAAATCATATGCTAAAGCAGTTGCACCAAATGTTGGAGCTAATCTTAACTGAACACCAACATCAATTTTGGAAGAAAGAATCGCTGCATCTAATTCATCAATATCAGCTAAAAGTTGAGATCTTCTAAATACTTTATCAAATGAATTTAAATTTTCATTGAAGTAAGAAATCATTAAATTTTTAACTCTGGTTTCCATATTACCAGCTGTTAATCCAGTTAAATCAGGATCATAATTAAATGATGTTGTTAATTCAAGATATACATCTTCTGGATTTACAAATTTTGCAGTAACAGAAGTTACAGAAAGTGGATCAATTAATTGTGATTGAATTTGATTCTGCACTGTTGTTTTTGTGGCTTGTGATGTAGATTCTGGAAATTGTAAACTAATATAAACCTTACCATAATCAATTGGCAAATTCTGATCCCCACTCCAAGCTTTTACAGCTGAAACTGAAGAATATTTAGATTTTATTTGTGCTTCATAATCTAAAGGTGTAACTAATCTTTGTTGAGTTGCAAAAGCTACCGGGGCAGTTTGTCTAATAGATTCAATTGTTTGCTTTTCACTTCCACCAACTGATTTAGATAAAGTAGTAACTGATTGTGAATAAGAAGTAGAATCGACAACTATTTCTCCAGTTGTTGAAAACGATGACCCACCATTTGCTGCTGCACCAGATGCTCTAATGTATCTTACAACAACCTTTCCTCCTATTGGAGGCGTTTTTCCAAAAACAACACCATCACCAAAACTTAGTTCAAATTGTCCATTTGGAGCTTCTTTTAATCTATAGTATGTTGAATCAGAATTTACAGTGATTGCTTGTGACATAGATGTATATTCGGTATATGAACTGGAAGTAGTTGTATCATAAACAAAAACTTTAGCTGTTGATGTATCAATTTCTTCATCTGGTATAATATAAATTTGATATTCACCGCTTTCACCGACATAAAAAGTTTTAGTTACAACTTCTCCTTCATACGCAATAATTTCTTCTTCACCGTCATCATTTTTAAATGTGTATAAGCCAGCACCATTATCTGAAGCTTCATAAGTGTCTTTAGTATAAAAAGTATAAGACACATCATCAATTGTTGTCGTATATGCAGAATTTTCAGGTAAAGTAATTGTTGCTGGCTTAGGAGCGGCAGAAGAAAGATCGACTGTAACTTTTAACGCAACTTGAGATGAAGTTTTGGATCGTACATTTAAACCAAGTGTGTCTGCATGACTAACAACAGAACTTCTTAATTGGGCAGTGTTTAAAAAAGCTTCGTTTAAAGCAAAATTTGCAGTTAATGCATTGAAGTGAGTATTATATGCTAGAACATCTAAAATGTTAGAAAGACCAGAAGCTTCAAAATCATAATCGGCAAACTCATCTTGATTAGCAAGATAAGTTTTTAGTTTTCTTTTTATACCTTCAAAATCAAGTGAGGTAGAAGTAATGTTTGTGGCCATGTTATCTTAACCTTGATATTGCTGTTTCTAATATTACAACTTCTTCAGTATTAACTACTTGAAATTGTACTGAAACTGTAACTAAGTTGTTTTCTGGTTTTGCGTTTACTATTATTTCTAAAATTTTAGCTCTAGGTTCATAATATTCAATTGCATTAGTTACATTTTCTCTTATTTCATCTCCGGCATCTTCATCTGCTAATTCAAATAATAATCCTGCTATATCACCACCAAAAAATGGTTTAAATG